ACAGGAACACCACCCAATGGCACATACTGGTTGGACACCACAGATTCCACCTGGGGTATTTTTGAATGGAATCTGACCACAGGTGCATTCACCAACAAGATCCCTACAGTGATCACCAACTCTAGTGAACTGGAGTCAGGATCCACAGTACCATCACAAAGCGTGGGCAGCATTGGCAACTATGCCGTGACAGCCACCAATATCTACAATCCTGAATACTACAAACGTGGCGGGCCTACTTCTAGTCAGACTTCCAGTGCTTATTTGAGCGATCTGTACAACACCTGGGTCCTGTTAGGCAGTAACGAATGGTGCACAGCATGGCCATCAATCGATGGTACTTTGGCTCCCACAGCGGTCACAGGCAACATAGTGATCAATAATGCCAATACTATCACAGTGGTAGCCAATTCAACACCCACAACCGTCAGCAATTCTATAAATTCTGCGTCAATTCCAGGCGTGTATTCTTCAGTTGAAGGTGGCGCTCTATACATCTACGCTGACAACGATTCAGTTGGTCCTACATTTACTGGTGCGACCGGCAGTGCCAATGTATCCACCGGTATTGCTACCTTGACATTCAGCAACAGCGGTAATGCTGCCATTCCAACACCGTTCCCAGTGGGTTCAGGTATCACAATTACCGGTGCCAACGTGTCCGGCTACAATGGCACGTTTGATGTTGTTGCATCCACCAACACATCAGTCAGCTTTGCTACCACAGCCACTGGTTCAGTCAGCGGCGCCACAATCACCTGGCCCGGATCAGTCAGTATCGCTCAGCTCGACGGAACTTCATTGACTGCCTTGGGCATCACGCAAGGTGTATATGCTGTTCCTGCTTATCAAAGCAGTCCTAGTTACCAAAATCCTCGTTGGAATAGCTCATCCACTATTCCACAACCAACTGGCTCTATCTGGCAAAAGACCAACAATGTCAATGCAGGTACCAATTTGGTAGTGAGCAAGTACAGCACAACCTTGGGCACATTTGTTCCACAGAACTGCCCGGTATATGCATCTGATGCTGATGCCTTGTATGCCTTAGATCCAGCAGGTGGCGGTACCAACATCACAGCCGGAGCTACCTATGCACAGGTTGACCCTTACAATAGTCTCACAGGCGGTTTCCAACTGTTCAGTCGTTACACCACTGGTCCAACCATAGTCACAGGCTATACTAACTCGCCGGGTCCATTTGTGGGCTTGACACAGTTCAGCATTGGTGCCACTCAAGCCGGTACCAGTGCTATCACTGAAGCCACAGCTACAATATATCCTAGCAACAATTTGTCAATAACAGCTACCTCTGGTTCTGGTGCAGTGGCAACCTTGAGCTTCACTGCTCAAAGTGCTCCACCATTCGCAGTGGGTTCAACCATTGTGGTCACAGGAGTTACACCCAGTGGTTACAACGGTACACATGTAGTAACAGCCTGCAGCAACACCACAGTGCAGTTTACCAGTACAGCCACCGGAAGTTTGAGTGTTGCTGGTACCATTTATGGAGAAGGCACTGTGGCAGACTTTGTAAGCGCAGTCAGCTCGGCAGGTATTCCTTATGTTAGCGCCACTGTAAACAGCACCGGCGCTGTAGTGTTTACACACAGCCAAGGTGGAGACATATATCTCACCGACGTTTCTGGATCTCCAGTTGAATTGGCCGGATTCACCACAGGTGAGAACATAGTGGGCTTGACAGCACAGTATGTGACCACAGATACCTATGTGCTCAGCAACTGGGTGTCAACACCAACATTCAGCTACACAGCTAACAGCACAGCTCCTGATCAGAATCCTGTTTCTGGAACCTACTGGTATTACAGTGCTACTGATCAAGTTGACATCATGGTCCTGAACGATGGGCAATGGCAAGGTTATCAAAACGTGACCAACGATGCACGTGGCTTTAACCTTAGCTTGACCAATGCTAACGGACCACAGATCAGTCCTACTGCACCAACAACACAAAACAACACAGCCAAATCACCACTGCAACTAGGTGATCTCTGGATTGATACCAGTGATCTTGAACTGTATCCAGTGATCAATCGTTGGCAAAATGTCAACGGTGTAGATCAATGGGTGACCTTGACCAACAGTGATCAAACCACAGAAAATGGCGTCCTATTTGCTGATGCACGTTGGGCTACGAATGGTACGACCGATCCGGTAAGCGATCCTTTCCCAACCATCACTAGCCTGTTGACCAGCAACTATTTGGATCCAGATGCACCAACACCTGATCTATATCCAAATGGTATCCTGTTGTGGAATACACGCCGCAGTGGATTCAATGTCAAACAGTTTGAATTGAACTACTTCAACACTACCGCTTATCCAAGCGACTACTGGAGCGCCTACACTGCCTATCAGGTTGGTAATCGTGTGACCTATGGTAACATTGTATATGTGTGCGAAGTGGCCAATACCAATCAGGTACCTAGCACCAGCTCTGCCTACTGGAGTGAAATCACAGTTACCAATACTTGGAAAACAGCCAGTGGCAACAGAGCCAATGGTAGCCCATACATGGGTCGTCAGGCTCAGCGTGCTATCATTGTCAAGGCCTTGCAGGCCGGTGTTGAAACCAACACTACCATACGTGAAGAGCAAACTCAGTTCAATTTGATAGCCTGTCCACAGTATCCAGAGTTGGTACCACAGTTGGCACAGCTCAATGCAGATCGTGGTGAAACAGCGTTTGTGATCGCTGATACACCATTGCGCTTGAGTCCAGCTGACATAGCTACCTGGGCCACCAACAACAGTGGCGAAGGGCTAGTCACTGCCGACGGAAATCTGGATGTAGGAGATCCCTATGCAGGTGCGTTCTATCCTTCATGTCAAACCACCGATCTAAGTGGCAATATCGTGGTACAACCACCAAGCCACATGATGATCCGTACGATCATACGCAGTGACGAAGTAGGTTATCCATGGTTGGCTCCTGCCGGTACACGTCGCGGTGTTATTGACAACGCCACGCAGATTGGCTACATCGATGCGGCTACAGGCAGCTTTATCACCACAGGTATCAATCAAGGCATCCGTGATGTATTGTATCAAAATGATATCAATCCAATCACATTTATTCCTGGCGTAGGTATCACCAATTTTGGTAATCATACCTTGGAAAACAACAACACTGCTTTGAATCGTATCAACGTGTCACGCTTGGTAGCATTCTTACGCAATCGACTGAATCAGATTGGTAAACAGTACCTGTTTGAACCCAACGATCAGATCACACGTCAGCAGATCACCAATTCTATCACCAGTTTGATGGTGGATTTGGTAGCAAAACGTGGTATCTACGACTACTTGGTAGTTTGCGATTTGACCAACAATACACCTGCTCGAATTGACAACAACGAGTTATGGGTTGATATTGCTATCGAACCAGTCAAGGCAGTTGAGTTCATCTACATACCATTGCGTATACAGAACACAGGAACTATTGCGGCTCAGACAACAGCCTAATGCGCTGGGGCTTTTTGCCCCAGACATTGGCCATAAATAACAGTATACCAGGAGAACAAACGAAATGCCTACATCATCGCTAACAAAAATGACCGTGCCTTTGGCCAGCGATCAAAGCAGCCCAAGTCAGGGCCTGCTAATGCCCAAGCTGAAGTATCGCTTCAGAGTCACATTCCAGAATTTTGGTGTAAGCAATCCGGTAACAGAACTGACCAAACAGGTCGTAGATTTTACACGTCCTAATGTCACATTTGAACCTATTGATATTCCTGTCTACAACAGCACAATCAAATTGGCCGGCAAGTATGCCTGGCAAGATATCACCTGCAACATACGTGATGATGCAGGCGGCAATGTTTCTAAACTGGTTGGCGAACAATTACAGAAGCAGTTAGACTTTGCAGAAATGAGTTCAGCAGCATCTGGTATCGACTACAAGTTCACTACCGAATTTGAAGTGTTGGATGGTGGCAATGGTGCAAATACTCCAGTGGCCCTGGAAACCTGGTATCTGTATGGTTGCTATCTGTCAGCAGTCAACTACGGCGAAGCCAACTATGGTACCAACGAGCCAATGCAGATTGAAATGACCATACGCTTTGACAATGCCTTACAAACTCCAGCTGGAGCAGGTGTTGGTGCTGTTGTTGGTAGAACTCTAGGCGATATTGCGACCGGCCTAGGTACCTAATACCATGTCCACCTTACCAAGTTTTGGCGAGGACCTGCTGCAGGGCTTTTTTAGTGGCCCTGGCCTAAAAGATTACAGTCACGCTTCTAAGACCTTTAGAAGCGACAACTACAATCTCAGTCCTCGTACCAAGTATCTATTCCATGTTTACTTCAACCTAAACTTCAACAATCCGGCGGTACAAAATGCCTTTGGCAGTAATGGTCAAGTGACCAGCATTGGTCTCATGGTCAAGACCATAGATCTACCCAAGTACACCATTGATGTTGATACCATGAATCAGTACAATCGAAAACGATTGATACAGACCAAGATCAATTACGATCCGGTCAATGTGACATTCCACGATGATCAAAGTGACCTGGTACGCTACATGTGGTATCAATACTACAGCTACTACTACAGCGATCCTACACAAAAATACAACAGTGTTCCAAATCAAAGTGGCACACTGGGCAAAAGCGCCACTCTGGCCAATGGCTTTAACTACAATACCAGCGACATTTACAATGCTGTGCGTCAGGGCCAGGACTGGGGTTTCATCGGCGAAGGCTATAACAACACCAGCATAGGCAGTGCCACCGGCGACAACGGTGGCAAACCTCCGTTCTTCAACGATATTACCATATACGGCTTGGCGGCTAAAAAGTATGCGGCCTACACCTTGATCAATCCTATCATTACCAACTGGAACCATGATACCTACAGCTATGCTGAAGGTGGTGCCACCATGCAGAATCAAATGACCATACGCTACGAAACAGTCAAGTACTACAGTGGCGCAGTGGGTGGTTCGACGCCCAGCGCGGCAGTTCCTGGCTTTGCTGACCCTGCACACTATGACACAGTCAAAAGTGCTCTGGCACGTCCAGGCAGCACCGCTACAGTATTTGGTCAGGGTGGTCTCGTGGATGCCATCACAGGAACCACCCAGGATCTACAGGCTCTGGCATCTGGACAGGGTGGATTACAAAATGTGCTAGGCGCAGTGCAGACCGCTGGTACTGCCTACAATACATTTAAAAATTACAATTTTGGTCAAGGCCTCCCATATGAAGCCCAAACGGCTGCCATTGGCGTGCTACAGGGCGGCGCTCCCGGATCCATTCCTCAGGCCATTGCGGCCACCGGCGGACAGTTTATACCAAGACCCACGGTGACCAATGGTCCCTACACCACTTCATCCGCAGGTGTAGCCGGTAGCCCGTTGCCTACCTTTGGTAGCCAGTTAGGACTATAACCGTGTCTAGTGTAAATTATCGCAATCTCAAAACTGATCTCACTGTACAGATATTTGATCAGTTCTATGGCTACGCTACTGAAGTTCCGGTAGACGAGTATGATGCCATCAACAGCTATTTTGAATCCGTGTTTGGCACCGCCGAAGCGGCAGGCAATTTCACAGTGTCGGTTTTTCGTATTGCCGAACTGAGTGGTACCTCACCCTTGACCATATTGAGCTCATTGCAAGGACAGTCTGGCCCACAACTGACTGCTACTCTGGCCTATTACCTCAACGGTTTGAGAAGTGCCAGTACCCTGCTGGGCATCAACGTGCCAACACAACCCAACTATTACGTAGCACACAATATTAGAAGTTGATCATGGCCAAGTTTGCACAAGGTCCTTATCAGGTAAAAAATGCCCACAAGTATGTGGGACGTGGTGTTCCTAGATATCGCAGCAGCTGGGAATGGGCCTTCATGCAGTTTTGCGACAACAATGAAAATGTCTTACAGTGGGCCAGCGAACCCATACGTATCCCTTA